GATAGACCTGAAAAAATGAAGAAATCTGAGCAAATCATTAAAAACGGTGTTTATAAACTATGTAAGGCTGAAGGTGGTCCAAGACATAAATTAGCTTTAGCTGGTCCAGGTACAAAACTGGTACATTTTTCACCTCAAGAGGGTCTAGAGGAAATTCATCCAGATCATCATGGGGTTAGAAAAATTGGTGCTGAAGCTAAACAAGGTGCCCCTACACACAGAATGAGCTTTTATTATGCTGAAGGTGTAGAGCCAGAATCTATTGTAACATCTGGATCTAAGAAAAAATATGTGGTAGATCTAGGTAATAAAAAACTTTATGACATTGCAAAAGACAGTCATGGACTTAGAGATATAGCTAGAGAAAAAGCCCAAACCAAGAAAGATGAATATTCTAAATCAAAGGGATGGACAGGTCAAATGCCCATAAATGCCGATGAATTTCGTGACGCTTATCATCAAGAAATTAAGAACGCTGGATTTCACGGTATTTATAACTCTAGCTTAGATAATACAATGAGTCATGCTGTAGGTATGTTCGAGTCTATGAAGCCTGAGGCTGAATATAAAATACACCCAAATGACTTTAAAGAAACATCTGCCAAAGACCATCATAATCTAGATGCCCATAGAGAAGAAGCTGCTACATTTGCATCTGAAAATGGTCATCACAATCCTGATTTTCTTTCTAACCTTTCCCAGAAGCTTAAGGAATAAATATGTCTAAACATCATAAATATATCATAGACATTATTAAGAATGAAGAGGAAGAATCTAATGAAAGATTTGGGGGTTGGGAAGATTTCTTAGAGCATCACCAAAATGGTGAAGATTTAACCGAACAAGAATATATTGATATCTTATCTGGAAATCATGCTGGGTTAAGTTCCAGTTGGCTTAATAGCTACATGAATATGGCTGAAGATGGAGATACAAGAGTAGGTGATTTACTTAATAGATCAAAGCACAATAACCCAGCTACTAATGAAAAAGTTATTGAAGCTGCACTTGAAGAAAGAAAAGGGTGGTGGAAAGGCGACAAAGAAAAAATGAATGACTGGGAAGAAAGATGGTCTGATGGTTTAAGTCACTTAAGTAAAAGAGGTAATCTATCTGGTAGAAGTATTGATCAGTTCATTGACGATAGTCTTTTAGATCCCAGAGGTAGAGATAATAAAATTCTTGCAAACCCCAATATCACTAGAAGGCATCTAGAGGATTATGGAACTAAAAATCCAGAACAAATCGAGTATGTTTTAGACCATGAGCTTACAGATAATAACACATTAAAGAACCTATTCAACAATCCTGAATTTAGAGAAGGTTTAAATGGATACAGAATTGACGCTATAGTTCAAAGAAATATGCAGGGTTATAATAGAGGAAAACCTATACCAGATAAAGAACAAAGTACTACACTGGACCCAAATATAATTCATACACTTTTAGAAGATCATAGTGATGAAATTAGACCTCACTCATTAGATCTATTACTTGATCATGCTGATCCTACATTTAAAAAGAACTGGGTTAATAGTAAGTTAGGTATTGATGAAGGTGGTACTTACGGTCATACATTTCCAGAAGACTATGAAGGTGGTGAGAATAGTGAAGCTTTTCAAGAGGAAAACTGGGCTAACTGGTCAATTGCAGATTTGGACAAGCATGGTTATAATGAAAGACTTGCTAGACATCTAGCTGGCTCTAGACATATCGATGATGAGCAAGCTGAGCATATTAAAAGACATTCTAATATAGAAGAGAAGTACGCTCTTTATGAAAATAAACATGTTGATCCTAGACATGGTGTTGAAATGTTTCAAAAATGGAACAATGATGACCACCACCATGGCTATGACTCTGATGAGCTAAATGCTTACCACAAAGAGCATAAAGACGATATTTATACTATTGATGAGCTTGATCCTGAAATTGTAGAAGAAATTAGGGAAGAAGGTCATAATGATGGATCTATTCGTGAATCTGCTGAAGAGTCTTACTCAGTACATGACTATGTAAGGGATAATGAAGATAAAATTGTAGATATGGTCTATGAAAAAGGTGCTAAGGACGAATTAATAGATAGGGCGCATGAAATTCTTCATGAAGACTACAGTGATTGGGAGTATGAAAACCCGAATTCATCTCAAAATGTAGGAAATCCAGTATTTGATAAGTTAAATGATATATATGAAGAATATGGAGATTCAGGATCTCACCTTACACCTCAAGAAGCTGGCGTTGAAAGTTGGTCTGAAATTGGAATACCTGAAGACGCTATTGATGCTGATGGCGATGTTCATATTGACGATATAAGTGAAGAACTTAACAAGTTTGGTGGTCCGTTGATGATTGGACATGATCACGATGATTTTGATATAGCTCAGCATCCTGAGTATGAGGATAGATTTGGAGATGCCCTTAAAGAAGCTATCAGAAAAGATCTCGATGAAAATGCATGGGAATATATTGACGATTATTATTTGTATGAAGATCACATGGAGTCTCCTGAATATCAAGAGGCTGAAGAAGAAGCTGCCAAGTGGTATATAGAGCAAAACGCAAAAAATCACATGGAAGAGCTTTATAATGAATCACACAATGATGTAAGATTCATTCCAAGTCATTTACACCCACATATTCCTAACTATGATGAATTATATCAACAACAAAGAACTAAACAGTTAGATGGTATACATAAAGACTTCTTAAACACTAAAATCAAAGATAGATCTTATGACCATGAGTATGCCGATAACCAACATCATCATGAGATGGTTCGTGACTATGCTCAAGCTAATGGTGGAAAAATAGATATTGGTACTATGAATAAACTATACCCAAATCAAAAAGACATTTGGAAACAAGTTTTTGATGGTAAAGGTAAGATAACTTCTGAAGAAATAGAAAACAAAATAAACGAATTACCTAAGACCAAGTATGAGATATCCTACGGTAAATGGGGATCTGGTGCTATGCAGAACGTCAACGGTAAGGATCAAGTTATCATGAGACTTGATCATTCAAATGAAAGTATAAAACCTATCATGGAAGATCCTGATATGTATGATACTTTTAAAAGAGTTCAAGATGTATCTCAAAGATCAGGGCACCCTACCAGAAACAACACTATTGCCTGGGCTAGAGTTGATACTTCAGATCCTAAACACTGGATGATTGATGAGGTTCAGTCTGACTTTGGAAAGACAGTACAAAGATATCTTAAAAAAGAAGGTGCCGAACATAAGGCTAGTCACGTAGAAAAAATATCAGACTATCATAAGAACTGGCGCGAGTCACTAATAAATGCTGTTTTAAAAGAAGCTAAGAAACACGGTGCTGAAAAGGTATCTACTCACTCTCCAGAATCTAAACATGCACATGCTGCTGGTGGTTCTGCTAAAATCCACTCTACATATAAGAAGGGATATAAGCAAGTTCCTAGATCTATGGGTTTTCAACCTGCTAATTATAAAGATCTTCCATTAACTGAAAAAGGTAAAGGAGTTTTCATTAAAGAAGGTGGTTTGGATACACAATTTGATGATCACAAAGACGCTTATCTACATCACTGGACTAATGCAAATCTGTATCAGATAGCTGCTGATAAAAACAAAGACCCTGAAGTAAGAGAAAAGGCTTTAGATTTTTCTAATCAACATATGGGTTTAGCTGATAAGCATATGGCTAAGTTAAAAACTAGTGGCAAAGAATTAAACATAACACACCCAGAGATAGACCATCCTCAGTTTGAAGATGATTTCGATATGATTGAAGAAAATCTTAGATCACCTCATTTAACGAAACCAAGGGAGCATAACGCTGACAGATTTTTAGATAAACCGTTTTCTCAAAATGAAGCTCATCAAGGTCATACATATAACCTTACACCTAAACTAATAAAGAAAAGTATGGATGAATTTCTAGAGCTTTATGAAACACTTGAGAAAGGTGAGGGTTTTAATGCACTTAAGGGTGGTATGTTAGCTTTAGGACTTATGCATGGTGCTCACTACATGGGTCAAGATAGTCAAAAAGAAGCTGCTCAACAGTTTACACAAAATAACATACCTAAACATGCCAGAAGCGTAGCCTCTATAGAGCCTGAACAAACTGTACAAGAACACGCCTATAATAAAGCAAAAAAAGAAGCTGACGATATTATCTATAGAAACGAGAAAAAAGGGTTTATCCAAGAACATGGCGATAAGCTATCTCCACATGTATATAAGCAAACTATCAAAAATAATCCTGACTTACAGGATAGATTTGGGTATGTAAATCAATTGAGTAATAGTGCTTTTAAGGAAGTCACTCAAAAAAATGGTAACTTAAAAGCCGCTGTTCACGATGCTCACTATGATAAACTACATGCTGAGTTTGGTGGTGACTACGATAAGATGAAACATGCATGGGAAAACGGTATTAAGTCAACCCATAGTAAGTTTAGAGCACCAGCATCTGAGACAGCTCAGCTAGGTGAACAGCCTAGTCCTGATAAGATTGGTGCTGAAGATACTAAACCAGCTCCAGAAGCTCCTAACTTTACACATCGTAGGATGTTTAGAGGAGGTGGTAGATGAGCTATAAGAAAGTATTAAAGACACTTAAGAAATCTGAAAAACTTGAGAAAGGATCTTTACAAAGAAGACATAAATTCAATCCTTTATCTCCAGAAAACAAGAAGATAACTGAACAACAAAGAAAGTGGACTCATGACGAGCAAGGTGAAGGTAAGGAAGTCTATACTGAAGGTAATGCTAGATTAAGGGCTTTAAACAAACTTCATGGAATGACTAAAGTTAAAAGACATCCTAAAACTGGTGAAAGAATGTTTCTGATGCATCGTGGAGATATGTTAGAGCATGATTATTTTAAAGATAAAGATGAAATAGATTACTCAGAAGAATTTGATTCTGGTTATGTCAGCTCTTGGACTCCTCATCACCATGTTGCAAGAGATTTTGGTGATGTTATATCTGCATGGATACCTGAATCAGACTTACAACATTCGTCTAACCAATTCAACACATCTTTGAAAGAAAACAGAGGTTCTGGGAAAATGGGGGCTGATGGTAGATCCTCTACTGAAAAAGATGAGGCTGAATGGCTGGTTCATCATAAGTCAAAATACATACCTGCAAATATAAAAGATACAGAAAAACCTAATCTAAACACTAGAATCAATGCTAGAACAAAAAAACTAGCTGCTAGTGAAAAAGATGTTTTGATTAAAAAAGAAGATCTTAAAACTCCATCTAGCTCTGTAAAACTCAATCCAGAACATGGTAAAAATATTGCAGATGCTTATGAGCAAATGCCTCACGACCCATCTCACCCTGCTGTACAGAAAGCCTATGGTGCTCTTATTAATGAAACTAAAAAACAGTTTAACGATATGATGCAATCAGGCATTAAAATATCAAGAATACAGCCAGGTCAAGAAAACCCTTATAAAAACTCTAAAGAACTACATCACGATATTAAAAATAACAACCACCTTCACTTTTTCCCTACAGATCAGGGATTTGGCTCTGATGATAGTGATAAATCAGACCATCCCATGATGCAAGGGACTGGTATTATGCACGAAGGTAAAGAGTTATTAGCTAACGATTTGTTCAGGATAGTTCATGACTACTATGGTCATCATAAAGGTGGTGAGTCTGGTTTTGGACCTAAGGGTGAACATAGAGCTTACAATACTCATAAAAAAATGTTTAGTCCAGAAGCTCAGAAAGCCCTTGCTACTGAAACTCTAGGGCAGAATTCATGGGTTAATTTTGGACCCCATGGGGAACATAATAGAACTAATCCTCACAAAACAAAATATGCTGAACAGAAGGCTGGATTGTTGCCTGATCACATAATTTCAGGTAATTGGCACTCTTCTGAGGAATAATGTTGACGCAAAACGTCAATGTGATATTATTGTAGTAAGGAGAAGTTTATGAAAACAATTCTTATTACTGCATTATTTTTATTTAGTTTTAGCTCTTTTGCAAAGGTCGATTGTTCTACACATCCTATATATTGTCAGATTGTAAAAAATAAGCCTAAGATTAATAAAAAATACGCTATGAAACTTTCTAACATTATATATAAAATGCATAGAAAATACCACATACCTAGTAGAATTTTCACTGCTATATTAAGACAAGAAAGTGAATACAGCTTAAAAGCTAAGGGTAAAAAATGTGGTGTTACGGCTGAGTTTGAGAAGAAATGTGTTTATACTGATTTTGGCATATCTCAAATACACTGGAAAACCGTAGAATTGTGGAAGTTTGACAACGAAAGACTCACCACAGATTTAGAGTATTCTGTAGAGGCTGGGGCTAAGGTTTTGGCTGATATTATGGAAAGATTTGAGGCTAGAGATAACAATTGGTGGTTACGCTATAATTGTGGATTTGGAGGCACTACCAAACGTGATACTTGCCAAATATATAAAAAGTTTGTTGAAAGGTATCTTTAATGACCAAACAAGAGTTTGAGGACCACAAGATGGTGGTATCCCTAATGGATTGGGACGATTTAGCGATTTCTATTATTGAAATGGAAATGGAGATCTACGAACTCAGTGAAGATATGACTAAAAAAGAGCTTAGAGATAGATATAAGTTGTTGAAATTATACGAAAATGAAAAAAAACAAAGAGTAGAAGAACAAACCTATGGATCTCATCATGGCGGTATGATGTACGGACAAGACTTCGTAACATATTGGAATGACGAAGACATTATCGAATAATCCCTGAAAATTACAATCTTTAAATACATAAGGAGTATGTATTATGAATATTAAACCCGAAGAGGTAGAAGAAGTAAAAGTAGTTGGCAGACTACATGATGACGATGTAAAGCTCGTTAAGACTCGTGGAGGTTTTCACGTTCTTATCGGTAAAAAGGAAAGAAATAGCCGTACAGCAGATGCTATTGCTGCTGGTAGTCATCCAGGTATTGTAACGTATCAAATGGAAAAAATGTACGGTGCCGAGTTTCAACCTGCTATTTTTAAGTCTGAAAAAGATGCCCTACACAAAGTTGAAGATAAAACAGAGCAATTACCTGATATGGCTAAAAATGCTGGTTTAGAGCTATATGTGCTTAATAAAGCAAATACATACGATTTCGTATTATGTAAGCACGGATTAGAGCTTGCTAAGTATGAGACTGAGATGAAAGATGGAGATCTTGTGGTTAATTCTTATGAATTCAGAAAATCTATCAGCCCTAATAAATTTGTAGCAGAAACACTTGCTGACACAATTAACAGTAAAGCCAAGGAAATTGGTGCTAAAAAAGTTAGGAGAAAATAATGAAAATAGATAAAGCTAGATTAAAGAAAAACGCTATTAAAATTGGACTAGATGCTGGTGCAATTATTATTTTAGGTATTGCTTCCGTAGCTGTTTCAGAGATAGTTCCTGTATTGAAAGATCTTGAGGTATTTGTAGCGGTTACTGCTGGTATCTGGGGATGGGTTCCACTGAAGGGCTTATTAGAAAAACTTAGGAAATAATATGTCTCAAGTTATTGATATTGTTAAAAAATCTAAAGAAATAACTGAGCAAAAAAGCAAAATAAAATTAGATGCCCAGGCTTCATATACGGTCATGGAAGAGTGTCTTAAAGTATTAGAAATGAACAGTTTACCTGAGCTTAGAGGTGTAAAAGCCATGCTTAGAAGAACTATGAAAGATATGGTAGAGCTAGGAAAACATGGCAAAAAAGAAAGAAGCAGGTAAGCTGCAATTAAATACATTACCAAAGCAGCCCATGGAATTGGAGCAGATCTCGTTTAATTTAGATAAACAAGATCAGTTCGTTAACTCTCATGGTATTTGCTTTATTCACTATAGAGCCATGCCTTCACCAATTGGTCTTAAAGACAGAGGTGAATACAGAAGATCTGATTCACTTGATACCATATCTGAGAACGGTTTTGTATACAAGAAATATGGTGAATTTAAAGGTGTTGTTCTAAGTAATAACAAGTCTAAACAACCTGTGGAGGGTGGTCTGTATGACTATTCAGAGGCTAGACTTACACTGCCTAGGTTCTACTTAGAAGACGGTGATGAGGCTCAGGGTGAGCGTATTCACCTGGTTCAAGGTGATAGACTATATCTAAAGAATGTAGAGAAAGATGAGAAAGACGTTGTTAACTATCAGCGTGTAGAATATAATCCTAATGGTTCCGACTACTTACAGTTTCCAGCTACCAAAGTTGAATTTGTAATGGACTCTCAAGGTAATGAGTACAAAGAAGGTGTTCATTTCAAGATCAATAAAGAGGGAAATATTCAGTGGATGAAAAGCAAAAAGAACCCTGGAATTGACCCAGATACTGGAAAAGGAAGGGTTTATTCGATAAGATATAGATATGAGGCTCACTGGTATGTTGCGGCTATTATAAATGAACTTAGAATAGGTAACGTAACTACTGGAAATGAGAGGAAAGAGTCACGTATGGGGTATCACGTTATGATACAGCGTGAATATGTATATCATAACCGTAATCGTGGGGATAGCAAGGATACTAGTAAAGAAACCGAAACTGACAGAACTAAGCCAGAGCAGGAAGAGGCTGTAGATCCTAATAAGTACCAGGTTAAGGTAAACGTAAACTCGTTTGAATAAGGCAATCTTTAATATAAATGGAGAATAGAAATGGCTTTGAGAAAAATTAAGGAAATTATCCAGTGGAGCTTGAGACAAGTTTGGGATATGGACCATATCCAAAATGTAATCTATAATGAACCTACTGGAGCCCAGAAAAATATCAATATTGAGCCTGTAGTTAAGGATACTTACACAGGTGGTGCTCAGGTAGCTTTTGGCTCCCTAATCAAGGTCGCTGCTGGTACTACAGCATATACAATGGATTGTATCGGAAAACTCCATGACCCTTCAAAGCCATATAGAAGAGGTGACATTGTAACTAGTGGTGCAGATGTTTATATTTGTGCTAGAGATATTGAGCCTAAGGCTTTTGATGCCAGTCCTGATTCAGGAGATTGGTCAAAAGTAGCTCCTAAGGTAATCGCTGCCATCCCTACAAGTGGTGGTGCAGTTGTTTGTACAGGTAAATACCACAACTCTATCGATGCTAGTGGTTTTTTAATCGAAGATTCAAGTACTTTTAGTAAGGCAGAATAATGAAAAAATACGTCCAAGTAGCGAAAAAATTACTGGGCGAGGATATTTTTGAAGAAATCAAAAAAGCTGAGATTGGATCAGGAATTTTTAAGCCAGATACCCGAACAGCCCTTGACCCAGAAGAAATCAGAATAGCTTTGCAAATTGTGCCTAGAGCTGTATTGAGCTATCTTGTGGCTAACCTCAAACCACTACAGATTGGTGGTAATAAAGAACTTGACCTTCCTTTTGCTCCTGCAAAAATGCACGTTACCAAGGTCTCTCATGATGTTTATATGGGTGAGATCTATCAAGATGGCAAGAGAAAGACTGAGTTCAAATATAGATCTTTACCAGGTATTGGTCTAATTGTTATGTCTACATTCGAGTTGTATGATATGGCAGATTTTGATAAGATTAAAGAGGAAAAGAAGGAAGAAGAACCTAAGTTATTGAAACTTCAGGATATTATAGACGAAAGACTTAAATTACACTGCCTTATAAAGGATGTTGTAGATCAAAGAATTTCTGAAAGAGAAGCTATTCAAAAACTTATTCAGGACAAGATATCTGAAGCTATTCACGTAGAAGAAGCTGAAGAGGAAGAAGATGATGATTTAGATATTGACTTTGAAGAAGAGTCAGAAGAATTAGAGGAGTCTGAGGAAGACGTTATGGATAATATTTCTAAAAAAAGCAAGCTTAAAGAGTTTCTTGAAAATAGAGAAAAAAAGAGACAAGAGAAGGTTGAGCTTGACAAATCTGAGAAAATTTCTTGCCCAGACTGTGATACTAATTTATACAAGGGTGAAGATAGTTTCAAACTATGTCTTTGCTATGGTGAGCATTATAATAAAGATATTAAGATCAAGAAAGCTGAGGATGGAAAGTATAAGTTTAAATTTCCAAAGTCATTCTCCACAGATAACGTAGAAATGCTTCTTGATGCTATTAAAGCGAATAAGAAATAGTAGGAGATATACATGTTTAAATTTATAGCTATAAATGGAGATGATGTAGGTGGTAAAATCGGTGGTGCTATTGCATCTGATAACCACGAAGAACTTTCCAAGATTACTGGTGGTCTTAAAGAAGCTCATGCTAAAATTGAAGAGTGGGTTGAATCTAAAGGTGGTGAGGTTATCACATCTGCTGGTGATGAGGCTATATTTAAAATTCCTGCCGATGCTTTTGATTTCGATGAAATTGAAGGTCTAAAAGACGAATACGCTAATCAATCTGGTCACAGTGCTACTGTTGGTATTGGTGACTCTATGTCAGAAGCTTCCAAAGCTCTTATCTATGGTAAAATGAATGAAAAAGATCAGGTTGTAGAGTATGATGGTCATATTGATGACTATATTGCTGATCACGATGAAGAAGATGAAGCTAGTACTCTAGACGATGAGCAGGAAGAAAAAGAAGACATGGATGAGGCTGAAGAGTCTCTAGATGAAATGGACAAGGATAGAGATGAAGATGGTCAAGAAGATGGTGACTATGATGAGGACTCATTTGACCAAAATGAAGAAATGGGAGATGAAGAGTCTGCTGCTGAACAAGAAATCCCTGAGATGGATGAAGAAGCAGAGGACGCTGAAGAATCTGCTGTAGATGGTGAATCAGTAAATGAGGAAACCGATGAAGACCTTCCAGGTGAGGAAGGCGAAAACCTAATGGAAGAAGGTGAGGTTTCTGAAGAAGACTTGATGGACGACCCAGAAGATAAGTTAAAAGAGTTTTCTGAAGAAGAGACTGAAGAAATAGATGCCCCTGCTGAACACCTAGATGGTGATTACGGCTCAGAAGAAATGGCTGAAGCTCAACCAGAGCATGAGAAAGAAATGGGTGAAGAAGAAGAGTTTATTCACGATGCTAAAGAAAATCGTGACGATGAGCTTGACGCTGACTCAATTGAAGCTGATATGGAAGAGTCATTTGGTGCTGAAGACCATGAGGGTGAAGAAGAATCTGAATTTGCAGAGGAAATGCCTGAAGAAGGTGGGGATGATAGACAGTCTGCGTTACAAGATATGATCCACGCTAATATGGATGAAGATATGGAAGGTAGTGATATTTCTCCTGCTGATCAAGAAGCTGGTGAAGAGCTTAAACAAAAGATTGCTTCAACACTACTTGCATTCAAAGAAAACAAAATGATGCTTGAGCAGCTAAGATCTGATAACCCTAAAATGTATCAGGCTCAATTAGCTATGCTTGAGAATATGATTGATATGGCTAAGCTTCTAAATATGAACCCTGAAGAAGACGCTCACATGCAAGAGTCTATGGATGCAATGCCTGAAGCTGATATGGAAGAGCAGACTGAAGATGATCAAGAAGAGCAAGAGGATTTTGAGCAGGGCTTTAAAAAGTCTGAGAAACCTTTAAAAAAAAAGCCTTAAAAAAGAAAAAGAAGAAAAAAAGTCCAATGAGTCTTCCAGATAAGTCTACTAAGCACATAAAAAAACCTCAACAACCTATCGGTGCTGTTAAGAATGGCAAGGTAAAAGTTAAGGATGGTGAAACTGGTAAAGTTTCTTGGCGTTCTGGTAGATCAGGTATGTCAAGAGATTGGGACGGTGATCCTATATCTAAACAATATAACAGAAAAGACGCTAAGCAAAAGAAAACCCACACAGTTCATATGGGTAGAAGACCTAAGAAATAGGGTTAATTAATAAAGATATTATTACTAGGATAGGCAGGTTAAGCATAAAAATCCTGCCTATTTTTGTTTTTAGGGGTAGTTTTTTCCAGTCCTTAGATATATTGTTCATTTCAAGATACACTATTCCAAAACTCATTAATTGAAAAAACACCATTAAATCTATTAAATTATTATTTTGCATAAGAACTCAACACATCAGGTAAGACTTCATTTTCCCATGTCTGCATAGCCCACTCAAAGGCTTTATCCATAAGCTTATCACCCTCTCTACCTGGATGTACCCACTTGCCTTCTTCTTTATGTCTTTCAGTAATAACACGGAAGGTCATTACATCTCTTTTGACTGTATTTCCTTCCATTCTCTGATATATAGCTACACCCTGTAAAGGACTAGATTTATCTGTTGGTTTGAGCTTGGCAGATTCTACGTTAAATCTTTTAATAAGACCTAGTTTAGGACTACCATCTGCATTGTATTCTGGCTTTCTATAGTTTACACCTTGTTTCTTAAGTTCAGCCTTTATTTGATTGGTCAAATCTCTTGCTTTTGAGGATTGATCTGATGGGTTTTTAGAATGCTCAAAAGGTATTACAGCATACTTCTCACCTTTCTTGTTTGTTTTCGATGACTTACCGTTAAGAAGTTCTTCCATAAAGCCACTTTTTCTTCCCTCTTCAATCCAAAGGGCTTTTTCATCCAAAGAAACCACCCATATATTCTCCTCAATCTGCTGAAAAGATACATTTTCCTTATACATGTTAGAAAGTGAGCTTAGGTGCTCATCAGCTAATTCTAGGGTTTTGGCATGGGTCATTGAGGCTAGATTTCCAACGCTATCCTTGAGATCCTTAGATACCTGTTTTTTCATCTCCCCAAACTCGGAAGCTATAGTATTCACATCAATTTCAAACTTTAAATCAGACATATACCCTCAAAAAGACAATCTTTAATATAAAGATTGCTTTAAATCACTCTAATATAATAAAAACAAGGATTTACAATGGCTCTATTTCAAGGCGATACAGTTATCAAGACAGCCATAGAACTGGCTATTGATGACATCAAGAAAGACCCATGGTTGATCGATGACATCTTCTCAGACTTCATAGATAATCCTATGCTGAAATACAAATATGGTCAAAAAGAAATAGATAGAGCTAGAGAGTGGATTTTAAATAATAAAATCAATTTCTACATGAAGTATCGTGTTGATAATATGGATTTCCCAGCGGTCAGTATAAGTATGGGAAATTCTAATGAAGACAAGAACTTAGCTACTCTAGGAGATCAATCTGTATGTGTAGAAGAGCTTGATCCATGTGAGATTAATAAGCCAATATCATACATAGTCAAGCCTTTTCAAATTGAATCATATGATGAGAATACTGGTATTGTAGAGGCTCCTGAAGGGACTGAGGGTATTAATCTTGTAGGTAAAGATATGGTGGCTATTGATCCAGATACTGGTAATGGCTTCATAATTATCGAAAAGGCTGGAAACAACGGCTTCAGGATTGCTCCAGGATCTCAATTGGATGTGGATACTGTCGCTGTAGTACCTAGATATCAGGTATATAGATCTAGAAGAGAGAGAATTATATCTCAGGAAACATATAATATTGGATGTCATGCACATGGAGATCCAGCTAACTTATTGTTTTTATTTAACTTAGTTAAATATGCTTTATTGAGGTATAGAGAAGGTCTACTTGAATATAATAACTTTCAGTTAGGAACTCTACAGTGTACCGATATGGTCAAAAATGATGCTTTTGGTCAAGATAATGTGTATTCCAGGTTTATTATGCTATCTGGACAAGTTGAAGAAGATTGGCTTAAAACACCTTTTAGAGTTTGGGAAGCTGTTGAGCTTATAGAGATAGGTGAGGCTATGGACCCTGGTGTTGGTATCAAGGTCTGTGCTAATGAGGATGTTGTTGAAGGTTCAGATGAGGAATTGAACGACCTTTGGACCACTATAGATGTAGATAATGAGGAAGAATAGTAATCTTTAAGTTATGAAGTATTCAGAAGAAGAAATTGAAATTTTAGCTAAATCTATGTACAAGGCTGTTAAAAAGGCTCTTGGAAGCAAACACATAGATGAAAATGAGCTAAAATCAAAGGCTAGGCACGGTAAGGATGCCATTAAGGATCTTGAAGATCCTAATTTTATAGCCGAGGCTAAGGAGAGTATACCTCCTAGAAGAACTTCAAATATGAATAAATCTAAGGGTTTAGAGAAACTTAAAAAATTTAAAAGCAAAATAAAGAAGAAAAGTAAAAACAGATGTTGGGATGGGTATGAACCAGTACCTGGAAAAAAGCCCTATTCTGAAGATTCTTGTAGAAAAAAGTAATAATAACAATCTTTAACATATTAAAAGGATTATTATAAAGGATATTTCTCATGGCTGACAAAAAAGAATATACACCACAAGAAGTAGCTGAAGCTATCTTGAAAAAGTGCCAGGAACTTTATGACGGAAGTACGCTTGCAAAAGCTAACACAGCCCATGAAGTAGAGTCTGGATCTGAAGCTAGTAATTCTGAAGCTGAATGCACAGAGCAATTGACTGCTGGTGAATGTGCTAAAGAAGGCGACTCTGAAGAAAAGAAAGAGAAGAAAAAAGAAGGTTCTGAAGACAGTGATTCTGAAGAGTCAGAAATGGAAGAAGAAGCAGAAGAAGCTGCTGAAGAAGAAGTTGAAGAGCATGAGGAAGAGCATCACGAAGAATCTGATGAAGACTCTGAGAATGAAGAAAAGAAAGAAGAAAAAAAGCCATTTGAAAAAGCTGAAGAGATGGATAAATGTGGCGATATGAAAGCTATAGGCAAAGCCGATAAGCTTAAGAGCTTTATGGAAAAGCGTAAAAAAAAAGATAAAAAAATAGAAAAATTTCTAGGTTTAGGAGGAACCCAAACTTCGACACAAGCTGGTGGAGCTAGTCAAGGAAAACCTGCTGCCCCTGCACCTGGAACCTCTATTGCTGATCAAATAGGTTTCGGTAAAAAAGAGGAGAAATAATGACTGCTAAAAAGAAAAAAGAAAGTCCCTCTAAAAGCAGGTTAGAGCAAGCTAAAGAAAAAAGAAGACTTGCCTGGGAAGCTAAACAAAAAGAAAGAGGAAGTGACGAAAGGTCAGAAAGAGAAGAGTTTAGAAAATTTTTCGCAAAAATAAAAAACAAGCTCAAGCTAGAAAAAAGTATGGAAGAGGTAATTTGGAAACACTTTAAGGCTTCAGGGTTTGATAAAAAAGAAAAATTTGAAAAGGGAATTAAACATTTTGGCTATAAATTATAAAGCTATAGGATATTTTAAGGAGATACAAGATGGCTCAAAGAATTTCAACTAGTTTCATCAATACAAATCGTCCAGGTGCGTATTTTGATGTAAAAGTTAAGTCTACTCCAGTTGGCGTAGCTTCTAGTGGTAACATCGTAATCATCGGTGAAGCTGCTGGTGGAGCTAAATATACTGATGAGGATTTAAAAGAAAACTTTTTTACCCCAGATCAACTAGATCGTGTTGAGGCTAAATATATTTCTGGACCAATCGTAGATGCTTTTAGAGCCCTATCTGCTCCTAGTTCTGATGCTAACATTACTGGTTCTGCTAATAGAATCTATATTGTTAAAACGAACGGTGGATCACAGGCTTCTGCTGCTGTAGCAACATCCTATGGTACACTTAAAGATAAGAACTTTGGTCTGGACGGTAACAAGTACTCTTATCAAGTAACTGAAATTGACGCTGAAGTAGCTCCTTCAATAGACGGTGTAGCCATCACTGCCGATATTGGTGCTGGAGACCTTGATGGTGCTGAATTCACTATTCGTCTAAACGGTGGTGCTGAAACTGTTGTTACACTTGCTACTCCTGCTGACCTTACAGCCGTTATCTCTGAAATTGATGCAGCCCTTCCTGCTGGTATGACTTGTGAAGCTGGTACTGCCACTGATACTATCAGAATAAAAGTAGATGCCGATGCTGCTGCGGCTGCTAAAGGATGGGGTAAGTCTTTTGAACTTATTGACTCTACTCCTGGTGATCTTGCTTCACTTGGACTTTCTGAGCAATTGGTAGTGTCTTCTCAAGAGCCAAGACATCAAATCGATATTCTTAGATCTGATATCAGCTTAAACGAGTCTTTTCAGGCTGAAGCTGCTATTGCTCTTGAAATTGGATATGAAGGTACAACTGCTACTGTAACTATAACTTCAAGTTCACTAACAACTGCTGTAACTGGTGGTTCTGGTGCTAACCTAAGTATTGATCTTTCTGAGTTTACAACTATTAAAGATCTTGCTGATTATATCAACTCTCAAACTGGATATAGTGCCTCTGCTGGTACTTCCTCAGTTCAATCACCTACTTCTGCTCTTGACCAGGTAGCTGCTCAAACAATTGCATCTAGCGGTTCAGGACTTAAAGCAGGTCGTATTAAGAGAGCATTACAAAACTTTAAAGATGTTGTAGGTCAATCAACTGCTCTAGACTTTGAAGCTTCTGCTTCTGCTGGTCTACCAGATGAAATGGCTCAGGTAGCTTTCTTGGCTGGTGGAGCTAAAGGTGCCACTTCTGCTGCTGACGTAGCTTCTGCTACTATAGCATTAGAAGGGATCGATGTAAACTTCGTAATTCCTCTCTTTTCAAGAGATGCTACTGCTGATATTGCTGACGGTCTTACTGACTCTAGTTCTACTTACACTATCTCTGCTGTTAACGCTCTTATCAAGAACCACGTTCTTAAGATGTCCACAGCTAAGATTAAGAAACACAGAACTGGATTTGTAAGTTTCTGGGGAAGTTACTCTGACACTAAAGCTGAAGCTTCTGCAATGGCTAACGCTAGAATGTCACTTTCTTTCCAAAGAACTAGTCAAGTAAATAGCGTTGGAGAAATCGTATCTTACCTACCATGGCATACTGCTTGTATCGCTGCTGGTATGCAGGCTGCTGGTTTCTACAGAGCAATCGTAAATAAATTTGCCAATGTAATTGGTTTTGAAGATCCTTCTGGATTTGATTCTGGAAGTCCTGGAGATATTGAAGAGGCTCTTGATGCTGGTCTACTTTTCCTTGAGAGAGGGGTTGTAGGAAGCAAGTGGGTTTCTGACCAAACTACTTATGCTATTGATTCAAACTTTGTTTTCAACAGCATTCAGGCTATGTACTCTATCGACCTTGTGTCTCTTGACCTTGCTGATAGCTTTCAAACTGCCTTTGTTGGTCAGTCACTAGCTGATGTAGATGCTTCAACAGCACTATCTTTCTTAGCTTCTAAGATGGATCTTTATAAGAAACAGAAACTTATCGCTGCTAGTGATGATGCTCCTTTAGGGTATAGAAACGCTAAGGTTAGCATTAATGGTCCAGTAATGGAAATTAGTGTTGAAATTAAACCTGCTACTGCGATCTACTTCATCCCAATTAGCATTGAGGTAAGTCAAGTAACAAATAGTGCTGAGCAATAAGATATTATAAGGAGATACAAAGATGTCAGGTAAAGTTTTTACAGGTGCTCGTGCCAAAGTTTATGTAGACAATGTATTAGTAGGACTTTTTGATTCTTGCTCATACTCAGTAAACATCGGTACTGAAGCAATTCACCTTCTTGGTAGATATAGTCCAGATGAGATTACGGTTACTTCATATGAAGCTGTTACTGTAAACTGTTCTGGTTTCAGACTTGTCGGACAAGGTGGACATGTTCTTCCTAAAGTTCCTAAACTTCAAGACCTACTTAACCTTGAATATGTAACTCTTTCTATGACTGATAGAAAGTCTCCAGCTAACGCTGAGCCTGTAATGACAGTTGTAGGATGTGTTCCTGTAAGTTATGCTACTGGTGCCAATGCCAAAGCTACTTCTAGAATTCAGGTTACGTACATTGGTACAAGAGCTGCTGATGAGTCAGGTGCTCAAGATGAAGGTGATGCTGTAACATTACCTTAATAGGTTTTTATTAAGAAGGGGTCTATAGGTGGATAACAAGATAATCTACGATCTTGTTCATGAAGTTAGAGATGAGCAGAGAGACATTAAGAAAGAAGTTACTGAGCATACAGTACTGTTTCGTGAGCACATCAAGCAAGATGAAGAGATGTATCGTGAGATACAAGAGATCAATAAAACTCTTGATAGAAACACCTTAGATCTTGAAAAACACATGATGAGGACTGATATTCTTCAGGAAAATCAGGATAAGTTTACTGAAACCCTAGATTCTATTAAAGATGCATTTGATGCAATTACAAAAAGAATAGAAGACCTAGAACAACCAGAGAAAGCTAAGAAATATCTTTATGATAAATGGATGAAGATATTTAAGATCATAGCTGCTGGTGGTACTGCTTTTGGTGTTATCAGTAAATATCTTGGATGGTGGTAGAAAGAAAAATAAATTAGTTTGATATGTATGGAGGGAGGCGGCTTGTCTCCCTTTTTTATTTGAGGTTATATATGAGTGATAAACACCATAAAGGACAATTACAGACTGTAGAAGGCTCCGCTGTTGGAGAGTTTCATGTAGTCCCTAAATTCTCTTATAACGCTACTTTACAAGTGGAATACTTAGCTGAGGCTAAGGTAGGTATTCCTGACAGGGTAAATGGACACTATATCCAAAAGTTTGTATATGACGCTACTCTTAATCTAAGACGTATTTTAATAGCTACAAATAGAGCCACAGCAGGGTGTACAGAAGTTAGTGTACAACCTGTTAGTACTGCTGGTAAAGCTCGTATAACAGCCCATAATGGTGATTTTCAAGAGGTTGAGCATCCTACCAAGGGTGGTGGAACTAGAAAAAAACCAAATGAACTTACTACTTTAAAGCTTGACACAGGAAGTCAAGTAATAGAAGGAAAGGTAGTAGAGGTGAATGATGTTGGAGATGAAGTTATTGTAGATCTTATTAATGAGACCCAAGTGGTTACAAGTGAGTCAAATACAATAATCAGCGAATCTGACCTTACTTTACTTTTTAACTCTGACCATAAGCCATATGAGAAAAGGCGATGGACTAACAGAGAAAGGTATTTTTACGATACCCTAGAAACCGAATAAAAATGGCAATCTTTAATATGGAGCCCTGCTTGGTGCTCAGACTCCCGATTGGTGAGTAGTACCCCATACTGGTGGTAGTAAAGGTTTATAAATGAGTTTATCAAATTTCTTAAAGAAGTTGATAATTTTTGATGTTATCTGGGGAACCAGAAGCAAAAAACTTGCTGGTATCAATGATTTCAACAATTTAACTACTGAAAGCGTAACTTTTAGTTCCGTAGATAATTCTATTACCTTTACGACACCTGAAGTGCCTGATTTCTTTACAGAAGACCAGTATTTTAGAGTATTTGGCGGTGCTAATGACGGTAGACTGCTCAGGGTATTAGAGATTCAGGGTAATAGGCTTATAACCTATGAGAATCTAATAAATGATTCTGGTTCTATAACTCTAGATGCTAGATTATGGGTGGTACATAATGACCCTACAGTATCTAGACCTACCAGTACTGGATCTACTATGTTTAATGTACATAATAGACAAGATACTGGTATTGATGGTGATGCCTCTAAATTAGCGTTTACCTTTGCTGAACACTACCATGATGAGGCTGGTACACAGGATGATGCAGGTGAGATTATATCTACAGAGTATAATGAGCTTGGATGTAAGAGTAAAGTTATAGCAGATTGTTGCGATAATATACAAGTTGATCTTGGACCTCAATTGATATTCGATAATGATGGTAATGTCATGAGGGTTAAAAAAGACGATGATTTGGGGGTTTGTTAGTGCCTTTCCATAGAGATTTAAAAGGTCCAGCATTACATGCTCCGACCAATGAAAGAATAGAGAATAATAGTGGCGTAACTATCCAAAAGTTACAGGTTGTATCTTTGGATGGTCATGGCACTGCTTTTCCACAAGTTGTACTGGCTAATCCAAATATTCAAAATAACTTTGGTATAGCTATGCAAGAGCTTATCGATGGAAGTAATGGATATGTTACTACTGTTGGTTTTATGGTTCAAGTGGATACATCTGCGTGGGCACCTAATACTCTGTTGTATAGTGATGCAAGTGGAAATCTTACGACTACAGCTCTAGGTAATGCCGCTGCTCTAGTTGTGAAACAAGATGCTCAGTGTGGTGTTTTATATGTATTAACATTAGCAGATGCATTTGGTGACGCAGCCAATCCGTGGTTATTATCTGGTAATTCTGGTACAGATCCAGATGTACAATTTCTAGGTACTAATGACAACGTAGGTTTAACCCTTAGGACCAATGGGACTCAGAGGGCTAGAATTGACGAAAATGGTCGTTTTTTATTGGGAGATGCTGGTGAGCAAACACCGAAATATTTTATCCATACTAAGCAACATTCAGGCTTCAATGGATCAGGAAATATGCGTGAAACGGCTGCAATTGAGATAAATAACACAATCTTTAATAATATATATAGTTTTCAAGTACCTGATTTATCCGTAGTTATGGCAACATTTAGGATAGTAGCTCTTGAGGATGGAAATACTGGTCAAGCCAATTTCATTAGATCTGGAACTTGGTTTAGACAAGGTGGAACTGCTCAGCAAATGGGTGTTCTACAATCAGATTTCACAAATAAAAGTAAGTCTGACTTTGATATAGAAATAACTCAAACTGGTACTACCGTATTTGTAAATGTTAAAAACGCAGGTGCTGTAGATACAAGATGGATGATAACAGTAGAATTAGACATAATGCTCAATGATGCATAGGAACCAATAAGGAGAAGAAAATGGCAGCAATTTTAGACCAAATTACGGTAGGTGAGAAACTCATCCTAGTCGTAGATGGAGACCCTGGAGCAGGTGCTGGTACACCAGCAGAACTCAACTCCATGGCAATGATTGAGGGTACGGCTGGAGTATTTCAAAAAGTAGGTGCTCTAGACACTCAATGGGACGCTTTTACAACTGCTACAAGTGGCGCAAATGTAAAGCAAGGTAATTACCGTAGATTAGCTATCTACGATACAGATGCTAGTGGGTTTTCTGTAGATGACCAAATTCAACAGAATGGTCAGGATGTAGACGTAATTATTGAGGCAATGGCTTCAAGAACTGCGGCTATTACATATACAGTACCTAACCCAGGTGATGCTATTGCGGCTGCTAGTTTTGTTCTTACAGAAGGTGTTCAAACCATTAATGGTGATAAGACTTTCAGTAACAATGTTACTATCAACGGTGACTTAGATGTTAATGGTACACTAACCTCAATCGATACTGTTAATACTACAATTCAAGATAAATTAATTACTCTTAATAAAGGTGGAGCTGCTGCTTCTGCTGGCGATTCAGGTATTGAATTTGAAGAAAACTCTGTTATTACAGGTTACTTTAAAACTAACGCTGGTAGAGATGGTTTCTTAATGAAAGCACCGAACGTAGCTGGAGATTCAGAATTTATTGGTACTGCTGCTAACCAATCATACAATCTACCAGATGAAGATGGTAGAATGGTTCTTCAATCTGCTGTTGCTTCAGGTGTTGCAAGTCAAATTCCTTCATGGCAAACTGACGAAACACTTCGTAACCCTACAGGTGTAGGTGCTGATGCTCTTACTTGGGACTTTGCAAACCAGAGACTAGGTGTTGGTCTAGCTGCTCCTAGTCAAAAATTCCACGTTGCTTCTGGTAACGCTCTATTCGGAGCTTCTGTTAATATCTTTCATCAAGACCAAACTGATTGGAGACAGGAACAAGATACTGCTTCTACAACTGATGGTGCTTTTACTGCTCTTAAAACAATTGCAGTTCCTACAGATTCTGTAATGTTAGTAAAAACTTATGTTACTGGAAGAAAGACTGGTGGAACTGGAACTGGATCAGTAGGTGATGCTGGAGTTTATGAAAGAACTGCCGCCTTCAAAAACGTAGGTGGAACTGTTACTAGAATTAGACAACAGTCAGACTTTACCGCTGAAGATATTACTGGCTTTCAAGTTCGTCAAGTAGCCAGTGGTACAAACGCTGTAATCGAAGTTAGAGGAAGCGCAAACAACAACGTAAGCTGGGAAGCAACGACTGTCTACCAAATCCTTGACTAATAAGGAGCTTACATGGCTGCTATTGATTCTATAGGTGTTGGAAACATCACCATCTACCAGGTAGATGCTGACCCTACAGTTAGTGGGGTCGCAGCTAATATTGGTGATCTTGCTATCTTACAGGATGGCTCCAACAATGGTATATGGTTAAAAGGTAGTGGTGGAGATACTAGCTGGGACGCTATTAATGGTGAATATAGTGATGGTGGAGAAGCTAGAGGTAAAAATAGAATTTTAGGTAATACTGATAATTTTGATCTTACTTTTATTACTAACAATACACCTAGAATGGTAGTTACCGATGACGGTAAGATTATATTCAAACACCCTTCAAATAGTGATAGTGATATAATATTCGATATGGCTGATCCTGTATTTGGTGGTTTTTCAATATCAAAACCAGGCACAAGTGGTTTTTTCAATATGATGCCTAATTCAACCAATCTTCAATGGCTAGGCGCAAGTCCTACAGCTCCTGTAGGTACGAATAGATGGTTTTTAGATGTAGATAATGGTGGAGATATGTATATACAAACTCTACCAGGTGCTGGTGCTAGTGGTGAGTTAATTGCTACTGACGGTGCTCCTCTAAGACCTGATAACGATGCTACTTCTGATTTAGGTAGATCTGATAAAAGATGGAAAGATTTTTATGCAGAGAGTGGAAGTTTTCGTAAACTATCTGGACAAGCTGCAATTGAAATTGATTCAGATGATAGTATAGCAGGAATAAATCTAAGAGCTGGTTCTAATTTATGGGGTATCTATGCAGATAACTCACCTAATGAACTTTATATTGGAACAAATAATGGTACAGGTATTGGTGAACAATTTATCATTGCATTAGATCATATTGATGCTAAGTCAAAACCAATCAGAAATGTTACAGACCCAACTGCTGCACAACACGCTGCAACAAAAAACTATGTGGATACTAGACCTATTAGTAACGCCACAGATGTTGATACTACTGGAGCTGTAAAAGGTGATTTACTATTATTTAACGGAACAAATTGGGTTCCAACTAAATACGGTAGAGTTCATTGTATGGCTAGTGGAAATATTGGTAGTGCTAGTAATGCAGCAAATCAAAATTTTCAATTAGACCTTTCAGATTGTAATTTTGAAATTGGCGATACTGTAAGAATAGGTAATGCTTATGTAAGAGGTGACTTATCTGGAACAAACGAGTATTTAGATGTAGGTATAGGTTCTACAGGAGACCCCAAAGCAAGGTTAGGTAAACAAGGTTATGGTGATTTACCTATATTTAGAACAGATGGTAGTATGATAGACAGAACATACGTAGTAGTTGATATTGGTGGTGGAACTCCAGGACTTCAAATATACGTTAGCCCTTCTGCTGCTGTAAACTTTAGCCCTTCTGGAATGCCAAATGGCTGGTGGTGGCAATTAAAAATAGACGTACTCGTAGTATAGGTGTTTTATGTTTTTAGTTTTTAAAGATAATTTACTAGTAAAAATTCAAATAATGGATGAAGCTCCTGAAGGTCATGTGTTAAAAGATATGCCTCAGGGATTTGATGAGACTACACAATACGCCAAGTTAGACTCTAATGGAGATGTAGTTGTTATATCTAAAGCATCTCAAGAATACTCTGATATAGCCACTTTACAATATACAACAAAGTTAGGAGATAAGGCAGAAGAATTCGGTAAAAATATAATGAGTAAATTTAGAGGTGAGAATATTGCTATGGGAATTACCCAAGCAGGTATGTCTGGACCAGTAATCTCTGTTATGACTGAAAGAATTGATGTCAATTTAGATGGGCACCCACTAGATGTTAAATCTACAGTAGAAACTGGAACTCTATATGAAGCTATAAAAGTTATAGATCATCATATTACAAAAGCACAAAATGGAGATTATGACTCTATGACCCCTTTTATAACAGAAGCTAGGCTTGTCGCTATGAAAACAGCCATACAAGATTACTTAAATGGATAAAAAAATAAAAGTACATTATTTATTCTCAAGAAACGAGAAAATAGGTTCTTTTATAATAAGAAAGAGTACTGCTGTTTTTGAACCTACAGTTAATGAGACACCAAGTCATGTAGCCTTATTGCTTGATGATAAATGGGTTATCGAATCAACACTAGAAACTGGATTTAGAATAATTGGTTATAAAAAGTGGCTAGAGCTTAATGAAGAGCTTTATAAAATACCCTGTGAACAAGAATGGACAATGGTAGGTATCAAAGAACATTATAAGCCATTGAAAGGTAAGAAATACGACTACCCTGGCGTTCTATATTTTTCCTGGAGAGTTATTTTATATCTACTTTTTAGAATTTCTAAACCAAAGAAGAATAGGTTTAATCACGATAACAAATATTTCTGTTGTGAGGTTATAAGTAGAATGACTGGGATATCATACGAAATGACAGCCCCAGTCGAATTGTTGGTTAGAATTAAATCAGCTATCGAAGAATTTAAAAAACAATAGCTCTATTTCTTAGGTTTAGCTTTACTTGCTACAGTTCCCTGGCTTTTAATTAAAGGAACTAAAACATTCATAGCACCTTGAATTTCTGAAAGTCTGGTGTTAATCAAAGCATTCTCTTGAGCAATCTCACTTCTTCTTTGAAGAAGTTTTTGAGATTCATCTCTTAATTCTTCAATTTGTTTTTCTACTGTTTCTTTCTTAATAGTCATTTTATTCTCCTTAGAAGTGTAAGCCACCACCAATCATAAAAGATTCATTAGTAGTGCCAATTGCCTCTACGCTGAATCTATCGTTAATCATTCTTTGATAACCAACACCTAGAAAAGGATCTTTCTCAAGCTCTACCCTTCCAGAGTTAACTTTATCTAGCTCATTAGGTCCATGTCCTACAAAAAGTTTTACAGCGTTCTTTCTATAGACCTTCTTTTCTTTAACAATGATCTTTTCTTTAACTTCAGGTTTACATTCAGAAATAATTGTCTTAGTTTCACCTTTATCACTTTTAATAAACACAACAACCCTACGATTCTTGGCGTGATCTTTAGATCTTAAACCTAGTGTTAGTAGTTTACTTTCACCAAAACCAACTGTTTTAACCTTATCTGATTTTAAACCCATTTCCTTAAGCTTTTCTAGTGCAGCTTTAGCACGAGCCTCAGACAAAGCTTGGTTAAATTTTATACTACCTCTTGAGTCAGTATGACCTTCAATAGTAATCTCGTAAACCTTATGACCTTTAATTTTAGCTTCATAAAGATCTTGTAATTCAGAAACCAGGTCTTGTGTAGGTACTGAGCTTCCTGTTTTAAAGTGTGCTGGGAAAGCCTCCCCAGCAACAAAAGTTAGAAATAATAGTAGTAGTAAGTTTTTCATTATATTCTCCATTTTAATTAAAGTCTAAAATTTTGATTGCGATGTCACCGTTAGCAAGTCTGGCTCCAGATACCTGGATATCTCCAGCCCAGCATACTCTACCAGCACCTTCATCACCATATCCGAACTCACCGCTATCACCGTAAGAAGTTTCTACGTTATCGCAATATTCATATAAAGTACCGTTGATTTTATCTTTACATCTTGAGTCAGAATATACATCGAAGAAAAGACCGTTATCAAAACTTTCAATATAAAGTCCTGGATATACTTGACTACATTTATTTTTCTTTGCAATAGATGTAGTAAGTTTTACACCTGGCTCAGTAGTTACTTTAACAGAAGTACCATCAGTACATTTGAGTATATCACCTACGATAGTACACGAGACACCATCTTGCCCATCCTGTCCATCAACACCGTCTTCTCCATCAAGAGATGCAAGCCATTGAACTTCAGTCCCTACGAAGCCGTTAAGTACTGCTACTTCGTAAGCTGATAAGCCATTTTTACCATCTTGACCATCAGACCCATCTTGTCCGTCTTGCCCATCAGCACCAATAAGTGAGTTAAGCCATTCTGCAATAGTTCCTAAAAAACCATTTTTAACAGCAATATCATATGCTGACAATCCGTTAGCACCATCTTGTCCGTCTTGACCATCGGCTCCATCAGCACCATCTTTACCTATAAGAGACTTTAACCACTCTTCTTTAGTACCTTGAAAACCAAGTTGTACAGCGATTTGATAAGCAGATAAACCATCTACACCATCTACACCGTCAACACCATCTTGACCTTGCAATGAATCAAGCCACTCAGACTCTGTACCTTGAAAACCAGCAGATACTGCGATCTCATATGCTGATAAGCCATTTGAACCAGATGCTCCAATTAGTGAATTAAGAAATTGAACTTCAGTTCCTACGAAACCATTCTTGATAGCAATTTCATAAGCAGAAAGACCAGCAGCACCTTGAGCACCAATGAGTGAAGTTAACCACTCAGACTCTGTACCAACAAATCCGTTCTTAACTGCTACTTCATAAGCAGAAAGACCATTAGATCCGTCTTGTCCATCTTTACCGTCTTTACCAGCTAAAGAGATAAGCCACTCTTCTAGAGTACCTTCAAAACCAGCCTCGACAGCAATATCATAAGCTGATTTACCATCTTTAATGGTAGCTTCTGTACCGTCATCACAAGTGATTTTAGCATAACCTTTAAATTGCTCTACAGTACAGCTAGTACCGTCTTTACCACCCTTAGCTTGTACAAACTCTGTCTTCTCACCACAGCCAACTAAGGCTAACAGTCCGATTAAAATAACTAGATTTTTCATAGTACCTCCTAAAGTATCGTTTTCTAGTATCCTATATTATTATACATGATTCTATATATATTACAAGCATTATCTGTTCAACTGACCAGCAGCATAAACACTAAGGGATGCAGCAGCAAATCCACCTAGAAAATACAACCAGTTATTGGTACGTGACAACTTTTGTTGGCGCAATAACCTCTCATGCTGATTATAACTTTCTTCTCTCCATCTCATAGACATAGTATCAGCCTTAACTAAAGCTAAATCCTTTAGTTCAATACTTTTAGACAGCTTCTTTTTAGAAGACTCCAAATCAACAATTTGACCCTTCAACTGCTTAATTTCTTTCTCTCTTAGAATATTAGTCTTATATGTCTTGCCTACCTCATCATGACATTTAGCAGGATAAATATACCCCTTTTCGGTCTTGATTATATCTTTATTCCAATCACAGGCGGCTAAGACCATAGTGGGGTCCAGTAAAAGACCCATCATGCTTATGCATAAGATCAAACGCTTCATAATCTTTTAACTCCTTTTGGTATGGAAAAGCCTTAAAAGTAACCTCAAAAGTTTTATAGTCTTCCATATCTTTCATTTCACAAGGCTGATAACTTACATTGCTAATTTTATGCTTTATTCCATCAACAATTAAATAACCTTCTCTAGCTAATAATATTTTTCCCATTTTTTTCCTCTCTTAATGTAAAAGCTATCCAGCTCTCTATTTGAGATATAGATACTGGTCTATAATCATTCGCATCTACACCTACATCATATTGTCTTCCAAGTATCTTCTGACTCTTTCCACCATTAGGACTATGTATATGTCCATGAAGATGAAACTGACCATGATTTATACAGGTAAAAGGTCTTGCCTTATCCCTGCTTTCGCCATGCCAATTCTCACTATCAGCAGAGCCACGCATACCAGTCGTGTCCTCACGGTAAACACCTAGTAAAGGACAGTGACTCATTGTTACAGTTTGACCTGCAATCTGTATTCTAGCAGAATTTAACACAACATCAAAGCCAATATTATACATGGCGTTATGTCTTTTATCATGATTACCTAATATCAATACTTTGATACCCTTAAGTTGTCTAATGACTTTTGTCATAGTATCTGAACCACACAATCCCATATCACCTAAGAAATAACAAACTGTGTGATCAGTACATACAGAATTGTAATTACTTACTAAAACCTTGTGCATGTGCTCTAGATCCCTAAAAGGTCTATTAGAGAAATCCAGGACATTCCTATGACCAATATGCCAGTCACTACTAAAAAATATTCTTTTTCTGTTAGCCATTTATACCTTCTTATGCCAGTCCAGATCCTCTTCACCGTTCTCAATCTTTTCAATTTCTTTTCTGATTTCTTCAGCTTTTTTCTTGTGGTCTTCAGCGTGAGCATCGTCTACCTTAGCCTCAGCCTCAAGCTTTTCAGCCTCTTCAATTAATTTTTTCTTTTCTTCTTCAAGCTTAGCTGTCTCTTTCTCAGCTTTCTTTAAATCTCTCTTAGCACCAATTACATTAAGATGCATGAGAATTTTAACAACAAAAGCCACAGCTACCAGTGGTAATAAGATATAAAATAAAACCTTATTCGTGCTCTTCAGATTCAGAATCTTGTCTATCATCTTTTAACTCCTCTATTTCACATTTAAGTTCTTTAATCTCTTCTTTAAGCTCTTTATTTTCTTTAAAAAAGAATTGTTTGAGCTTAGTAGCCAATCTAGCATGATCGACTTTCTTATCAGTAGACAAGTCAAGAAGGTGCTCTTCTATATAAGAAGCGTCTTCTAAAAAAGACTTCCATTGCTCAGTACCCTGATAATAATACTCCATATGTTTAACTAAATTATGAAGTTTATCGACAGCAATAGATGTCTTTCTGGTATGTTTAACTTTCTTTTCCATTATCCTTACTTTTTTCAGTAGATCTACGTAATACATAGACAGCACCAAGAGCACCTACAGCAGCAGCGTATTCACCACCAGTGAAAGCTGTTAGTGTAATTCCACCAATAGTCATTCCTGAGGCAATAAGCTTAAGGTTAACAATAAGAAAGCCAGTAACGAATGCTGTCATTGTCACTGACGGTTCACCCTTTGAGTCTTTGATTAGTAGTTTATTAATGTTCATTGTTCCTCCACATGTTTTTTAATTATATCTTCCATCAAGTCCAGTATAGTTTTGTCATCCTTTTCATTATCATCTCTAACCGTAGTATCAGGTATAAAACTACGAGCAGTTATAGACCAAACATCGTAAGTTCTAGTATCAAGACAGAAGTCAAAATACTTTACTGCTGGCGATCCATCTCCACCCCATGGTCCACCATCACCCAGAAACCATGTAAGCCTTTTAATCTCAGGCTTATTTAGCCAGTCATCCAATTCTTTTAAACTTACACTTCTAGCCATAAAATACCTTACCATATATATTTAAACTTCACAATAACCCTGAGCCCATGCAGGTACATTCTTACGAGTCTTTGCCCACTTAGACTCTAATACTTCTTTTTGAAACATATTATTTAAGACACTGCCAATTTTATGTGCTTCTAGACATATACTTTCAGACCAGTTCTTACCGAACTTCTGTTTAGTCCAATCAGATATAATAGACATCTTAGGCATATAATCACCCTCACCATATCCAGTCTTTTTACTAGATGGTGCGGTGAACTCCTGAGTTTCAAACTCATCAGAGTAATACTCATTAAGTGTACCAACGTAGTTTTCCTCAGCAGTTGTCTTCCAGTTCTTGTGTTTACCATTACCCTTCATACCTTCAGGAGTAACCACAAACTCTATAAACTTTCTTTTTAGAAACATTGCGTCATCATAGTCTATCTTATGCTTTCTATACAGCTCACATAGATATTCAAGATGCTCTAGTCTCTCTTTATGAAGATAAATAGCTTTACCAACCTCTCTTTGAACAACGGTCTTCCACTTTAAGAAAATGTCTTCAGCAGTAAATTGCTTACTCATCACTTTCCTCGTTATGCATTAATTTTTCTATTTCATCCATCATCTGTTGTTTATTCTTCTTTGGCTTTACTTCTTTGCTATCATAGTAGGCTAAAACCTTTTCTTCTTTCTCAGCTTGTATCTTATCAAAATCCATCATATCATCAAATGCTTCCGTAACTTCTTTAATATGTAGTTTTTTCAACATCTTAACCAGGTCTGGATCAATCAACTTATAAACACCAGCTTTGCCAGTAGAGGGTTCACGAAGTTCTTTCAGCATACCATTGGTCTTAAGACTCTCAATAAATAGACCATATACACTACCAGATAAGTTCTTCTTTGTATGGTTTACATCGCTATTAAGTATCTTATTATACTGTCTTCTAGTTACCATGAACGTCAGAGTCCTGTGAGTAAATATAGCGTTTAGTATAGTAGTAGCTCTGAGGATACCTGGATCTTTGGAAGAATAGCAATCTTTAAACAGATTGACGATCTCAGTTATCTGAAAGTCTTCCACATCCTCAGTATATTCATTCAACATAAAGTCATTCAGTGTTATAGAGAATTTCTGCATAATTTTGTTCATTATATCTCCTACAATCCTATAATACCACACAATCTTAAAGTCTAATAAATGTCCCATCTCGTGTCTCTTAATATAATAGCACATGTGTCCCAAATATGTCCCAGGATATGTCCCTTAATATACATATAACATAACATATATGTAAAGTATGTCGGGCAGACTGACAGGCTAAATCTCTGATTTATCCAAACCTGGTAATTAAATCACTGGAATATACGTGTGCGCCAAAGTGTACGCAAACGTGGTAATATAATAATGTAAGGAGAATTTTATGTCAGATTTTCGTTTTGATGGTTCTGTAGCCGAATTCGACTACCACGGTGTAGGCGATAAAACCAACAGTACCTACATGGATACTTTCCGTGTAAAAACAATAATTTCACCGATGGATCTAATTAAAGCAGATAGATTATATCGTGAGCTTATAGGTAGTGTTAACCCACATATGGCTTCCAGTGATACACAAAATTTTGCTTTTGCCTTGAGTCAACTCAAGATTAGACTGTTAGATCCTATACCTGAGTTCTTTAAAAATAAAGAGTTAGATG